TATATGTCTATGTATGTGTAAGTATGTCTTATTAATTATATATAAAAATTCATTCAGTTTTTAGCATTCAATTTTTACATTCAAAAAATTCATTCAATTTTTGCATTCAGTTTATAAGCTTATTTATTTTTTTTTAATTTTTTTTTTTTTTTTTTTTTTATTTTTTTTTTTTTTTTTTTTTTTTTTATTTTTTTTTTTTTTTTTTTTTTTTTTGAAAAAAATTTTTTCCCAAAAAAAATTCCCCAAATTTTTTAAATCTGGGGAAAATTATTTTTAATATCCTGTAAAGGTTTCCTCTGCATCTGGTAAAGTTTCTAATGTAAAATAATCAAATTCCTCATGTAAATATTTTACAGTATCGGTTTTATCATAATCATCATTTTGAAATTCTACCGCCTCATAACCTTTATTTTCCACAAAATCAACAAGTTTTTTTTGTGGAATTGTTGCAACTATATGTCCAGTTGCACCGACTTCATTAGCAATTAATAATACGTTTAGCATTGGTTTAAGTCTCCTTTTGGTTTAATTTTTTAAAGTGATAAAGTTTTTTGTGACTCGTATTTTATTAAAATTTCTTTTTTTAATTCTCTAAATGTTTCTATATGTTGAAGCTCTTGAATATTTTCAAGAACTTCAGCAACTTCAGCATCCGATAAATTAAGAAATAATTTTAACTCCAGATAATTAGTTCCCATTGTCTAACCTCTGAATTAATAATTCTACTTGAGTCGTTCTAGCATCAAGACGTTTATATAGTGTTGAAACTATAGTTATTGATTGCCAGATAAAAAAACTTAAAACGATTAATAAAAGATTTGTTTTCATTTTTAATGATCCTTGAATGTTTGAATGAATTTAACGCCTGCACCCTCAAGAACTGATTTTTGATAATCAGTAATTGTCTTACAGTTAGTTAATGAATATATCCAAAAATCTTTAGGATTTTTTAAATACATTCTTTCTTGAAACTTAGTTTCAATGTAAAATTCGATCGTTTGATTTTCTAACATTGTTTTTTTTTGGAAGGTAATAGGAAGGAATTAAGGTAGTTATAAAACTACCTTAATTGTTTTGATGAACTTGCAAGGTTTCTTGCCTATCTTCCCATTCTTTAAAATGGGATGGATTACTCCATGTTGATGACAAGTCCACAATCCATCGCTTTTAGTAACATCGTATAAATGAACTGGACATACATATTCAGGTTTAAATTTGAATAAATGTTTCCATGATCTTTTAGTATTTTTAGCAGCTCTAGATGCGATAATCTCAAGACCAACTGTCTCAAGTTCACAAGCCCATGAACTGCCACCACCAATAAATACAATGCCAAGAATTTTCTTAGTCATAAGGAAGGAAGGTTAAATTTTCTAGTTTCTTTTTTTGTATATCCTTTTGCAATTCTCAGAGAGTCAGATTTTAAAATGTGATTCTCTGGTAATCGTTTTAAGAATTACTCAAGCTTGAAAATAGGCAATAGTACATGCCCATTTTTTAACTTAATACCACAATAACATCAAAGTGATATTAAATCAATGTTTATTACAAATATTACAAAGTCCCTTCAGAATCGATTTCTAGAGGCGATATTTTCTAAGGTACTAACACAAGCAGCTTATATTAGAGTGCTATCACAGAGGCATACAGGCCGATTTGAGGGTATATGGGGTGGTATTGCTAAATTTTTTTTTATATGGCCCAGGCGGGCAACTTAAATATATTCTCGAAATCTTTATTACTTAGCTTCGACTTTAATAGAAAGTTCTGGAGCTTGGATATTAACTGTCTCTACGGATTCGCCTATGACCTTACCTAGAGAGTCTAGGATCTGTGCTGCTGTCTGGAGTTGACCTTTCTTAACTGCTTTGTTAAAGAGGCGTACTCTCATGGCTTGTAGACGTGGAAGCATATTTTCTCTATCTTTATCCCAGTCTTCAGTATTCCAAGTTTTAACTCTACCCCAATCTTCCCAGGCTGTTGTTATAGATATTTGTTCTATTTTGGAATGTTCTATTACTAATTGGCGAGTAGTTTGGCCTTCGAGTTGTCGAGAGTAAAGTCGTTGTGCTCTTTCTTGAACCTTTTCTGCTGTGGAGCGAGCTACAAATCTAGGTCTACCACGTTTATTAGCTTGAGCTATAGGAGGAGTTATATCGTTAGGGAAAGTAGAAGAAGCCACGGACTTGATCTGATGAGGGTTAATAAACGAATAATAACCTAAAAGTGATGGAATAGGCTATAAATAGGGGGTATAGATTGAATTTTTTGTTATTTTTGAGTGTATGGCAGTAAAAAACAAACCAGAAATCAGTTTAAGGTATGCACAGGGGGAGGTATTTAATTGTGATAAGAGATTTCGGGTGTTGGTTGCAGGAAGAAGGTTTGGTAAAAGTTATTTATCCTGTATCGAACTGCTCAGAGGGGCAATCAATCGACCTGGTGAAGTATATTTCTATTGTGCTCCTACTTATAGGATGGCAAAGGATATTGCGTGGAAGGAACTGAAGAAATTAGTGCCGAAAGTGTGGGTTCAGAGTAAGAATGAGACTGATTTAAGGTTGGAATTGATAAATGGATCGACCATTGAGTTGAAGGGAACTGAAAATGCTATGGCATTGAGGGGAAGAAGTTTGGCTGGTGTTGTTTTAGATGAAGCAGCGTTTATGGATAGGGACGTTTGGGCTGAAGTTATAAGACCTGCATTAGCCGACAAACAAGGTTGGGCTTTGTTTATTTCTACTCCTGATGGTACTGCCAGTTGGTTTTATGATATGTGGTGTTATTGTGGCGAGCAGGAGTGGGATGATTGGCAGAGGTGGAGCTTTACTACGATTGAAGGGGGTAATGTAAAGGCTGAAGAGGTAGAAGCGGCTAGAAGCCAATTAGATGCAAGAACATTTAGGCAGGAATTTGAAGCTAGTTTTGAAAATTTAACTGGTTTAGTTGCTATTAGCTTTAGCGATGAAAATATTGATAAAGAAGTAGCTGATTTACATATGCTTCCTTTGTTAATCGGTTTAGATTTTAACGTTGACCCTATGGCTGGAATTTGTGCGTATAAGCATGACAATAACCTATATGTGTTTGATGAGATCATGCTGACGGGTGGAGCTACAACTTGGGATTTTGCAGAAGAGGTTGTTAGACGTTATGGGGTGGAGAGAAGAGTTATTGCTTGTCCTGATCCTACGGGTAGTGCAAGAAAAACAAGTGGGGTTGGTGTTACTGACCATACTATTCTTAGACGTAATGGTTTTACTGTTTTAAGTCCAAAAGCACCCTGGAAGATAAGAGATAAGATTACTGCTGTTAATACTGCTTTGTTAGATGCGAATGGAGATCAGAGAACATTTATACATCCAAGATGTAAAGAGTTAATAAAATCACTTAGAACACTTACATATGCTCCCAATACAGGTCTACCTAATAAGAATTTGGGTGTAGACCATGCTTTTGACGCTTTTGGTTATCTTTGTCTACAACAATTCAATCTTGCAAAACCAGAGACACTCGGACAAACTTCGTTTAGAATATACTAAGAGACACTTTTTATTATGGCTTACGGTTCAATGAAACCTAAAGGTAAGAAGAAAAAGAAAAAGGGAGGTAAAAAACGTGGCGAATGTACCTGTAAATAAAACTTTATACTCTAGAGTAAAGTCAGAAGCAAAACGTAAGTTTGCTGTCTATCCTTCTGCCTACGCTAATGCTTGGTTAGTTCGAGAGTATAAAAAGCGTGGTGGAACTTATCGCACAGGAACTAAGAAACGTGGCAAGAAGTAGTGGTGGTCTAACCCGTTGGTTTAAAGAAGAATGGGTTGATGTAAAAACTGGAAAACCTTGTGGCCGAAAGAAAGGAGAAAGTAGGTCATATCCTGCTTGTAGACCAAAAAAACGTGTATCAGGTAAGACACCTAAGACTGTAGGGGAGATGTCAAAAAGTGAGAAAGAGAGGTTTAAACGTGAAAAAACTGGTAAAAAGAAGATAACCTATCAACATAGGCGTAAAAAAACTACCAAAAAAAAGAAATGATTGAGATTACTGATGAAATGCTTAATGCGATTGAAGCAGTCAAAGGCAAACGCAATCCTGCATTATGGGATAACAGATGTCAACAATATTTGCTAAATAGCAAAAAAGGTACTGTAAAAAAGTCAACAACAAGTTAAACTATTTGTAAATACTCTTTTTTTCATTGGATCATGGCATTTTTTCGTGGCGAAGAAGGTTCTGTTAAATTTATAAACGGATCTGGTTCTGTAGCAGCAATTACTTCAACTACAGCTTGGACACTTGATACAACAAAGGACACTTTAGAGTGTACTGCTCATGGAGATACATCAAGAAAGTATGTAGGATCTTTAATTTCTGGTTCTGGTACTGTTGATTTCTTGTATACAGCAGCTAGTGGAGATGAAACAGCTAATCTTCTTGCAGATGTATTTACAACAGAAGATGCTGGTGATGCACAATTTGAACTATTTTTAGATACTTCTAGTACAAAAAAAGTAAGTTTTAATGGAATTGTGACAGGAACAAGTTTATCCTCAACTGTTGGAGATATTTCTACAGTTTCAGTTAGTTT